TTGGCGATAGCTGGCAAAGTTTTGTGGCTCGCAGAAGTTTATGGTAAACAGGCCTGCATCAATGTTGAACCCGCGCCAGCGCAGGAACATCTTGAATTCGTCATCCAGTTTCTGCATTATCGCACGCTGTAATCGCATGCAATACTGGTTGAATCTGTATTCTTGTATCAAGGCTGTGCCTACTCGCCCGTCGTTCATGGCCAAATTAGAATCGTCTGGGCCTGTGGGCAAGTAGCTCGACGGCACACGTAAACCACGTGCCATTTTGTTGTTGAAGTATTTTAGGTCGTCAATTTCGCCCAGATTAGTACCGCCGGCCAAGGTATCTACACTGCTACCACGACCGCTTTCACCGTTGAATGGAAAGAAAAAGTCTTCGTTGATTGAAAGTGGATTGTAGCTGGCGTCCATCATGTTGCTGCCGCCACCTGTGATGGTAGGTATCCTGCGTTGATGCATTTCATTTTTGACACGTTCCACAAACTGCATGGCCATGTGGCTGGGCATGTTGCCCACGTCAATCTTGAACACTCGGCGTTCTGGAGCACGTTGCACACGATAGATCAGCACAGCATCTTCCAACAGTTCTTTTTGTTTGTAAACTTTGAAAATGTTTTCTAAAATACTCTGTCCAAAAGGCCAGAAGTAGTCAAGACCTTCATTCAGGCTCAAATGTACCACGTGGCGGGCATCAATACAGGTTTCATTCATGGCCTGTGTGAAGCGGCCTTGCCCTGCTCCACCTGCTCCGCCGTAGCCGCCACCATTGGGTGCGGTGTAGTTGTTCTGTCCAATGCTGCCAGTGGCACGGCTCACATAATAATCCTGTGTGGTCTTTTGTGCCACACTCATGTTTTGGAAATTGGGGTTGATGTCACGTATGATGTACTGCTCAGGACGCTTGCCTTCGCTTTCGTTGACGATCACGCGGGCCACCTTGACCATGTCCACCCAGTACATTTCAAAGGTTTCTGGATCACGCACAAACACTTGGTCACCATACTTGATGGTGTTGCGGAACAGTTTGAATATGCGCTGGTCCAGCTTGTTTAACTTGACCCACTGTTGCAGTTGTTTTTTGATGATTTCCACTTCGTGATCTGTGGGCTGATCCGCAAATTCAATGTCAAACGGTGTGTTGTTGTCTTGGTTGACCTGGGTTGAAAATTCAGCTATGATGTCTAGACAGGCATTGACTTCGCTGTCGCAGTCCATGTTTTCATACTGGTTATAACGCTCAATACGGTTAGGATGACCCGAATACACTTCAGGCAGGCGTGAGGCATAGTTTCGGAAAGCAAAGTCGTTGCCAGTGCCACCGTTGTCGTAGCCCATGCCTGACTGTCGCGGGTATCCTGGCAAGCCAGATTGATTTTGTCCTGAGATCGGACTGAGTTGTCCGCCGGTGTTGGCCACCCGGAAATACTTTTTCCAACCGCGTTTACGGTTATTGTCGTTGTCTGCCATGGTCTAGTATTTACCGAGACCTAGCTGCTGTATTGCATTATTTTTGTGGACACGTTGAGCTGACTCTTCATGAGACTGACCATTTCTTCCAGTCGACTCAGCTGTGCTGACATGACTCCGTTGTCGACCACACCTGCAGCGGCCTGTTGCGCGGCGGTGTTCAAGGGTATCACAGCTTCGGTGCCGTGCATGGTCAGATTGGGCTGATAACCGCCCATGGGTCCGCTGAGTATGGCCCCTTGGGCCGCCGAAACTTCGGTGTGTATGTGATCGCCCGAAGATATGCTGCCGTTGGGATTGACATGTCCTTTGGGTTCAAACTGAGCAAAGCTAACTCCTTTTATGCTTTTGATTTGACTTAGCACGCTTTCATACTTGTTGGCATCGTTAAGCACAAGATCAAAGGCTCGTCCTTCGGCATGCTTGCTCTTGCCCCCGCGATCGTTAAAACCGCTGAAATACTTGTAGTCACCACCCAGCATCTTGTGTACTTGTTCGGCTACACCATACAACATATCTGAAGACTTACCGCGATTTTCTGCACCAGGTTTGAGTTTGAGATCCGCAGGAACAGCAGGAACAGCAGGGGGTTCTGCACCACCACCGGCATCCATTGAGCCAAATTCAAATCCCATGGCACCTGTGCCGGTTTGATATGCGGCTTCTGCGCGAGTAGTGGCTGTTTCTCTGCCGGTCTTGCGTGCAACCTCTTCGTCGCGGCGTGCTTTGGCTCTGCCAGCACCCGGAATAAAGCTGGTTAGAGTTTCCAAAGCACTTGTAAAGAGTTCCAGAGCCGAGGTAGCAGGATTGACTCCTAGATTTACAAATTCTTGCAGATTTTGTGCTGTCTTGATTTGATTATCTCGGACTTTGGATTGAGCAGCAGTGGCTTTATCCATGCCGGTTAATTGCTTGTATTGTTCATCAGTCAACTGATCCATTATCTTGGCCAATGGATCCACACCATCTCTAGTAAACATGGTAAGACTACGTAGATTCATACCAAATCCGGCGCCAATTTGATTGAGTTCTTTGGTAATGTCCATCATCTGCGGAGTAACAGACTGACGGACCCCATCCATGCTCTGTTCAAAAGTTCCGCCTTTGGCAAAGAAATTTTTGCTAAAGTATTCCATACTGGCACCGCCGGTGCTGAGGAACATGTCACTTCCGGCTGTGAGAACTCCATTAAAGCTAGCGGCCATTTCGGCGGCCATTTTTGGTCCACCTTTGGCGTAAGCGTAGGTAAATGCCTTAAGTGCTTCTTCTTGCTGACGTGGTCCTAGGTCTGCTAGACCAGCATAAAAGGCTTCAATCTGTAGAGCCTGTTCTCTGGCTTCTTCTTGTTCTTGTCTTGTAAGGCCTGTGAGTTTGGTCAGTACGTCCAATTCTTTGATGTAGGCTTCGGCGCCTTTGGCCAGCTGATCCACGCTTTTGCCTTGTACCTGCCCTAGTTTACCTTGTTGATTGACAAATCCAGCTATACCGTCATTGATGTCATCAACACTCATGCCTAGGTTAAAAAACTGTTGCCTGAGTGGGCTGTTTTGTATTTGATTGGCCACATTGCCAAGAGCTCTTGATCCTTGTAAAGCACTTTGGAAGAACACGCCAAAGTTTTTGCTGTTGCGTGCCAGTAGCTCATTAAGGTTGCCCAGTTGATCCTGGGTGTAACCGAGCTTGAGCATGTTGTCAAACACTTCGCTCATTGCGCCAGCGCCCACAGCACCTGCACGGCTTATCTTTTGATAGCTTTCAAACAGCAGATCACTTTGTTTGTTGGCCGCCCCAACAAATGATGTCACGGCTTTGGTAAATGCTCCTAGCGCAATACCGGCCGGTCCAAATTTCAGTGCGTAGGCTGCTACTGCATTAGCACCTGCATCCATGGTGTTGTTGAATACAGCCGCACCTTGTTTGCCGTCATAGATGTCTTTGCCCAGTTGTTTGAAACTGGTGCCCAACTGGGCCATGCTGGACCGGAGATTGGCAGTGTAACCACGTATACCAATGGTGGCATCTTTCATGCCTTTGTTGTATTCTTCGGCAGTGATATAACCCAGACGGAAATTTTCCGCCAGGCGTGCCATTGCGTCTTGAATTTCTTGTTCGTTCATGAAATCAGCCATACATATATTTACCGAGGAAAATTATGCCACAAACTAACCCCTTACAACAGTATTTTCGCCAGCCAGCCATATACATACGCCTGCCCAGTGCGGGCAAACACTACCCAGCTGGAGCCTTAGACCTGCCGGTCAACGGTGAATTGCCAGTGTTGCCCATGACTGCTGTGGACGAAATCACCTATCGCACTCCTGATGCCTTGTTCAATGGTTCAGCCATGGTCAATGTGATCCAAAGTTGTGTGCCAAACATACGCGATGCCTGGGCCATACCGGCCATGGATGTTGACAGCATTCTGGTTGGCATTCGTCTGGCCAGCTACGGACACGAAATGGAACTGGGCACTACCTGCCCGGCTTGCAAAACCGAAGCTGACTACACTGTGGATTTGAGATCTGTGCTAGATGGCATACGATCGCCTGATTACGACAAATCCATACGTCATGGAGATCTCGAGTTTTATTTCCGGCCCATGAGTTATCGCAATCTCAACGAAAACAACCAAATGCAGTACGAGCAACAAAAGCTCATGACATTGTTGCCCGACAGCGAAGTGCCAGAACCCGAAAAGATCTCTGCCATTGGCGATGCTCTACGTCGACTCACACAAGTTACCATAGAAGCCTTGTGCCAAAGCATAGCAGCCGTAAAAACACCGCAGTCCTTGGTTACTGAACCCGTGTACATACGCGAGTTGATGAACAACTGCGATAGAAAAATTTTCAACAGCGTGCGAGATCATATCATTGAAATAAAAAATCAAGCTGAACTACAGCCGCTCAAGATGGTATGTGCCAGTTGTCAACATGCCTACGAGCAACCCATTACATTGGACATGACAAGTTTTTTCGAAGCCGCCTCCTAGTCCAGAACTCTGAGCAGATTTCCAAAATGCTGGAAAGCATGGAAAAAGAAAGCAACGACATTCGACAGGAGGCGTTGAAAATGGCCTGGTACATGCGTGGTGGTTTGACTTATGATCAGGCCATGTCATTGGGTGTTGGCGAAAGAACTTTGATCAACGGATTGATCAAAGAAAATTTAGAAACAACCAAAAAATCTGGATTGCCATTTTTCTGATGCTGGACCTAGAACGAGTCACCTACGATGTAGAACGCTGGATCGCAAACTTTGTAGAAGTTCCGCATCCGGCTCTGGGCGGCTGGGCTCCGTGTCCGTATGCCAGAAAAGCCAGACTGGATCGCGACTTTGAAGTCAGGCTTGGAGTCAATCCTTACTTTGATTTGAGATTTGTGGCACATACCGGTATCAACAAGAGTGTGGTAATTTTTGCATATGACTCAACCGCCTACAGCTACGATCAGTTTCACGCACAGATCAAATCAGCCAACACAGAATTTTTGCTGAGCAAAGATTTATTGGCATTGGAGGATCATCCTGCGGCACCAGAGATCGTAAATGGTGTGAGCATGAATCAGGGCGCCTATGCCTTGGCCTTGGTGCAAAGTTTGAGCGATCTCGACAGCAAGGCACGAGCCATGGCACGCAAAGGATTCTATGACACTTGGCCAGAACACTATTTGACAGAATTATTTCAACACAGACAGGACCCTAGAACATGACCTATCAATTTGCCAGAATAGATCTAACCAAAACAACTTATCAGGCCACGGTGCAGTGGGAGTATCTTCGTGAGCCCAACATAGCACAACTGCGAGATATCTACAGGACCTACTGCATCTACAAGCACTTTGCGTCAGTGATGCCTTTGTTTGACAGCCAGTTCACAGATCCCATGACCGATGTGATTGGCTACAGAGAAAACGGTGAGCTGGTAGCATTCAGTTTGATGAAACGCTACGATAATGAGAATGTGCTGGCCAGTCAGTTTGCTTGGACCTATCACAATCCCAAAACACGTTTGGGCATGGAAAGTTTAAAAACCGAGTGTGCCGTCTATCGTGACAGAGGCTACAAATTTTTGTACCTGGATCAAGCTCACTTATATAAACAAGGCCTTGAAGGCTTTGAAATCTTAGGACCTATACAATAATGGCAGACTTATACACAATTTGGGCAAACAAAGAAGGAGACATCAGCGACATAGACTGGGTCAATGGCATGAAAAGTTTTTTTGATCATTTGGTTAGCGAGGGCAAGATGCAGAGCTACAGGATCACTAGATGCAAGATGGGATTCCGCAGCATCGCAGACATGCCCGAATGGATGATCCTCATGGAGTTCCAGGACATGGCCCAGATGGATGCGGCATTCCGACGTGTTGCTCCATTAGAAGGTGAACTAGAAACCAAACACAAAAGTTTCAATCAGTTTGTGGCCGGTGACATACAGCACGCCTTGTTCCGAGACTGGCCCGATCAGTTCTGACGATACCAATCCAGCTCTTTGTTTAGCCTTTGGTCCACTGCCAGTCGTTCCTGGTGTTCTTGACTGTTCAACGTTTGAAGGATCCAGGCCTGTAGTCCAACACCGCCGGGCACATTCCAAGTCAGTGTAGCATCACTGATCACACAACGTTTGTTGTTGTGCTGGTCAAAATCTTCAGGCAATCTTTCTGTATTTTTCATAGTTTGATCTGTGATCTGATTAAAGCCCCAGAACGTGATGTCGCGATGGTCCAATTTTATGCGTTGCAAGTACACGCCATTCTTGCTGTAGTAGTCGCCGTTTTCATGTGTGGCCAGCACAGGTTCATAATTGCGATCAAACTCAAAACGCATGTCAACTTTGATAGCCTGGTCAAAAGGTTTGTCCAAGACAATTTGGTGGAAACTCACACCATATTGGCATGTCAGTGGCTGATTGTTCACAGTCAGGATCACTGGGCGTGGGCCAGAATTCACTATTTCAAACTGCAAGCGATGCGTGCGTGGCAGGCCATTCATGACCGCGCCAAAGTCAAAAATATCATTGGGCAAGGCACCCACATAGTCTAGAATGATCTGTCTATGGCGTAGTAGATTGAGATAAAGGTATCGCCTGAACACAGTTTCTGATCCCAGCGTTATACCATGATGGTGGGCCACGTCTGCTATCAATAATCTGCGTCGTATGGCTTCCCAGAAATTCAAATCAGGATTTTGTTTGCACTTCCACAAAAAAGTAGTGGGGCCAGGTTCGAGTCCAATACGATCACGATCTTTGTCAATGGGAGTACCGTCGATCAAAGAAAAGCCAGTGGTGCCCAGCGCCACGGATTCTACGGTGCCCTGTTGAGCAAATGGTCCTAACTGCGCAAACAACTGTTGGGTCTGATCAAAATCTTCAAGCGTTTCTGTGGGCCATGCCGGAAAAAACAACAATTCGGTTTTGATACTGCGTCGAGCAAATGCATCTACCTTGCTGTGCCGAGCAAATGCATCTAGTTCATACAAAAGATCTTGATTGGTAAATTTCTTGTCCATGTCCCAGCGCACACGGTCGCTGCCAGTTTCCACTCCAATAACAAGAATTTCACAGCCTGAATCGGCCAATAAAGCGTGTATGCGATCAAGCTGAGTAGACTTGGAACGGCAGATGTAGGATCCTGACCAAGAAAAATCTTCAGGCAACCAGCCTTGTTGGCGACTATGCGCAAGGTTTTGCAACATGCTTTCAAAGTTTGACATGCTGCCATTGACCAAGCTGTCCATGAAAGCAAATTTACTGATACCTGTTTGTTGATATACCTGCACTATGTCTTGACTCAATCTATCGGCTTCAACAAAACTGTAAGAAGGAAAATGTTTTATTACGTCGCAAAAACTGCACTGTCTCACACAACCATAGCTGCCCAACATGGGCAAATATCTTCTTCCTTCCCATGCATAGTCATCTAGCCTGTACACAGTGAAGTCTATATCCGGTACCGGTGCTTGTGAAATCAGCCTTGTATCCAGTATTTTTTCCAGCTCGCTGGTAGTAGTATCAGACTGCCAACTGTCTATTAGGCCATTATCAAGCAACAGTTGCCCAAAAATAAGACTCTGGCTGTGTTTGAAATTCTTGTTGATCCAGTCTCGGATTTGTTGATTGTCGGCATTGGTTATGTTCTTTTGGCTGCCAATTCCGCCCATGAGTATGATCATATCTGGCAACTGCTGTCGCACCTGTTTGACAAACAACAAAGCTGTGCTTTGACTGTAGTGACTGAACACATTGACCACCAGATAGGAACTATCGGCCAATCTTTCCAACACACTATCCTGCCATTGCAGTATAAGTTCGTCCTTGGGCTCATCCTGCATGTTCTGCAATACCTCGATCTTTTCTTGGTACCGTGCATGGTCTCTTTGGCATTTCTCAAAAAGTTCAAGGTTTATGTCAATAAAATCAAAGGCATAACCACGTCGCTTGACCAAGCTAGAAATCAAAGCCGGTGCCATGGCTACTTCTTTAAGAGACATAGGCAAACTACCTAGCATGGTAATTTTGGGAGTCTTAGACGTCATGACAATAGTATAACACAAACACCTAGATTGAACAAGATCATATAGATCAATATTTAAGATCTCTTAGAGATCTGTTCTTTTCACTTCGTTCAAGAACATTTGCTTTTCCGTATTATCCAGATTAAGTGGTCACAATTCACCCGTTGCTGGGTGAAAAGTTCTGCATTATCCGAGTAGCACAGTCACTTCATTTCCAATGAGATTGTGTTTGCACACACGGAGGCGGTTGACCGGTACCCCCTACTCAAGCTTCACATATCAACGGAACCCTAGTGACCCGAGAAAGAACCAAGTCCTATGAGCATGAGTTGTGTCTTTTTCACAGAGCTCAAACCATTTGTTGCCTTAAGTTAGCAATTGCCTTGCACACACAAGATCGTCCGGACCGGGTATCTCACCGTTCCTCCTTGTGAGTCGAGCTGCCTCGACTAAACAGAGTGCTGTATGGAATTTAATTGATGAATATTGGGTTCTAGTAATTTGTGTAATTGAACAGTGTCAGAAAATTTTTCGAGTTGAAATGTTTTGAGATTAAGGTTGTATTTGTATATCAGTTCATGTTGTATAATTGCTTCTTGATATATGTCCAGATCTAGTCTTGTCAAATCCATGTATTTTCCAGCCACAACATAGTCCACGATCTTGTCAAAATTCCACAAAAAACTCAATCGCTGATGATGATTCTGTTGCCAGATCTGATAGATTTTTTTCCATTCGTCGAGTCTGTTTGGATCTATGTCAATGCCTAGATATTTAAAAACATCTGGCATCAAACGATCGCCAAGTACGAACCATTCCAGGGCATCTATGCTGTGGTGCAGAATTGACAAGTCCATGTGTTCAGAGATCGGCAAGTTCAGATGACGATAATTCAAGGCCAAAAATTCTCTTTGATCCCACACAGAATTCAAGCCCAGCTCTTGCCAATGCTCTTTGCTGTCTTTGAAATATTGATCAACGTAATCATCAAATTGTTCCTGATTGTTTTGATACGAGGATGTTGACGCTCTGCTACGCAAAGATTTTTCATACAACAAATGTTTGGGTTGATTAGTTACTACCAAGATTTTGTCCGAGCAACTGATGAGTTTGTTTATGATTGTATCGTTGTCTGATTGATCCTCAAAGAGATAATTGTGATAATAGATGGTGTGAAAGTTTAGTGATTGGCACTGTGAAATTTGATCAATGATCGGCAATTGCTGGGCAGTGCTGATGTGATTTGGTCGGAAGTTGTGCGCATTGATATCGGTCAGTGGATTTTTTGGTAAGTCTAAAAAAGCGTTGCTCCGTGCGTGAAAGAATGTGTCATGGCCCGCCAAAAAATGCAGGCTCCATGACAGAAACACTCCTCCCATGGCTGGATCAGTGAGTACAACAACTATAGACAAGAATTATCCTTTTTGTAATTTTTTGATGTGGCTACCATGCACACGCACTTGAATGTGTCCATTGTACCAGTCATCCGACTCTAATACACGTCTTGAGAATTGTTCGCGAGCTTCTATGTAACTACATTCAGCCTTGGACCCGCAGTAGTGTAGTATTTCGCGTGTAAAGTTTTCGCTGCCTAACTGAGTTACATCTTTGTTGAGTTGTTCGTTGGAGCCGTAGTATGTCTGCCAGTCTGATTCAATTTTGCCACGTATTCGTTTTTTCTTTTTGTTGCCGTTCTTGAGTTTTACTGTTTTGTATGTTGTTCGACTAAATTTTGCTAGTTTTTTTCCAATATACTTTCTGCCGGTCAGTTTATTTGTGATCAAATAAACAAAACCCACACAGTCTTCGGGTAACACTTCAATATTTTTGCCTTCGAATAGCCATGACATGGATGTGTAGTTATCATGGCTGTAGCTGTTTGTTATTTTTCTGCAAACTATCCAGCAAATGCCATGCAAACTGTCGATGACTCTGCTCGCCCGGATGTTGTTTGTCAATTCCAAAATCAATGACAAAATTTTCTTTGAATCCAGAATACAGATTTAACCAATTGCATTCACGTAGGCCTTGAGTTTGTTGGTACTCATTGTGTATTTTGTCGTAGATTTCAAAATATTCTTGGTCGTCTCTGGTGTCGCTGTTCAAAAGATATTGCGTGTATTTTGTGGTGTCTGCTGGTTTTCTGTTGACGCTGACCACTAGCTCAAAGTAATCTTTGTCCCAAGGCAAAATGTTGTTGACAAAATAAACGTTGACTCCTAATTTTTTACACAATTCATTGATTGTGGCAGTGTAGTTCAACACTTTCAGTATTTCGCAGTGATCATGATGCAAAGAAAAAAACTTGTCTTTGATTTCGGTCAAATATTTTTTGGTAAGAGTAATGCCAGGATGTAGATTGACATCATTCAATGGATGTCCTGCCGACCAATATTGTTGAACATCGTAGGTTTCTGCCCCCAATGAAAATTTGTAACGATACAACGAAGTCCATGCCACAAAAAGATAGCGGCAGTCATAATTAGAAACACAGTTGATAGCTTGGTGGAAAATTTCTGCATTGGTGCTACCACTGACACCTAGGTTCAACAATGTTGTGTGCATCAAAGGTTTATAAGAGTTGTGCAACAGGTTTACCCATAAATTTTCATTTGATACTGTGCCAGACAACCCCTTGCCTTGGGTGTAAGAGCAACCCACGAAAGCAGTGTGAGTCTGGGTCATGTCACATCTACGTCTGTGTTATAACTGGTAAATCCACCTTCTTTGATCACTTTAAGAATGTTTTCTACACGTCCGCTGAGTTCATCTCTGTGGCTGACCAACCAGATTGACTTGTGTCGCTCACGACTCATATGCTTTAGCAATGCCAATGAATTTTCTACACCCTGTGTGTCCAGACCTGAATCAATCATTTCGTCTATGAACAGGACATTGATAGGCTGGTAGAGACTTTCAAACACATCACGGAAAGCCCAGCTCATTGAAAGGATCAACCGGTTGCGCTCACCTCGACTGAGATTGTCAAAGTCTAGTTCACGTCCTAGTTCTTCAATGCTGACAGTGAGATCATTCTGGAACACCACTGTGTGCGGCAGACCAATACGGTCCAAGTAGTAGGTAAGTCGTTGATTCAAATAACTTAAATTCTGTTCTATTATTTTCTTGCGAACAAACGAATCTTTGCTTGTGAGTAACTTGAGCAGGAATTCCTGATGCTCCTGCAATCTGGTAAGCTCGTTCAAGGCATCATAACTTACAGTTTGAAGTGCCTGTCCTTGCATGTCCGCTATCTGCTCTCCGTAAGGATCAGTCTCAGCACGTTTTTCTTCTAACTGTTTTTCCAGAGCAGCCAGACTGCTACGATGATGTATGGCATCCTCTTCACGATCATAGAACACAACTGGGGGTTTGCCTAACGTGCCCAGGGAGGCGTGGGCAGTCTCGAGTTCTGATAAGAGCTGTGTATGTTCCGAGCACGCTTCTCGCGCTCTTGCCAGATCAGCCTGCTTACCCTCCAGGACCTGTTGGTGCTTATGGTCGTGGAAAGCCTGCCCGCAAGTGTGGCATGTGTGACCTTCAAGAGTCGCAATCTCTTTGACAAGCTTCTCAATGCTTTTGTTCTCGCGATCTTTGTCAAGCTTCGTGCGGGAGATCTGTCCAGCCAAGTCGTTAAGATCCTTGCGCTTCTGATCCCATACTTTGTGCGCCTTGTGGGCCTCGATCTCGGCTTCAATGTCAATCTTCTTGAGCTCTTCGAGCGCGGTCGTGAGTTTTTCAATCTCTTCTTCATGTTTGCTAGTCCATAATGTTTGCCTACGTCGTAGAGCTTCGATCTGTTCTTCAATACGTTTGTTGGCCTCTTGTACTGCACGGATTCTAAATTCTTCTTGGGTGATTCCGTCTTTGGTAGATCTGTTGTGTTCTTTGATGGAGTCAGCACGTTCTGAAAGCAAGGTTATGCCCAGTAGTTGTTCAATGATGGTTCTTTGATCATTTGCCTTGAGACTCAAGAACGGTTCTGTATAAGTGTTCAAGGCCAGGATGTGCTTGAACATGTCGTGGCTGAGCCCTAGAGTGTGTTCGATGGCATCCTGTGTTTCTCTGCTGTCGCCCTGCGCTTCATCGGTAACAGTCTGTTGTTCGTTGTTGATATAAAATTTTAAAACATTGGGCTTACGACCTCGCTCTATGCGATATTCTTTACCACCCACCGCAAAGTCCAGACTAACCAACATGTTCTTGCCATTGGTCTTGTTGACTAGATTATCTTTGCGTATGTTTGACAAGGCCTGCCCATACAGGCTGTAGCTGAGTGCATTGATGATTGTGGTCTTGCCTGTGCCGTTACGACTGCCATCTCCGCCTAGATCCAGATTCTCACCTAGCACCAAGGTTAGGTCTCTGCGATCAAAATCAATGCCTTGCGTGGCATTGCCCACGCTCATGAAGTTTTTGACAGTTAAATTTTTAAATCGGATCATAAGTTGCTATTATAGCATCAATTAACTGAAATGTTATGTTTTTTGGTTAAGTGACGGTAGGCTTTAGTTTCATTAGCGACTGATTTTTCGAACTCTACTAATGTAGCGTTCCACGGGCGATAGTGCATAGTTGCCATTGCAGATTGTATCTCACTAGAAACTAACACTTCTCGAATATCCTTTTCTAATTTAGATGATACAGGCAATGAGACGTCTTTGTGAATATAAAATGCTAACCAGGCTGTGGTATACTTAAAATTATGCTTTGTTAATTCGTGTAGAGTAGGAACGCCCGGGAAATCTGGATGCCTGGACGACCCTAGGTATGCAACGTATTTGATTTTATTTGCTTGTACCATTTTAACCGATGATGCAATAGTAGCATACCCATAGGTGACATCTTGATTACCAACATCAACAAACCATTGATTGAAATTTTTGTATGGTGCATGTATTTGCTGTACGTTTAAAAAATCGTTTAATTCTAGCCCTGCTAAGTGACCAGCACTTCCAACACCCCAAGAACCAAATGAAGAATTCTTCAGAATTTTAGACTTAAGATCGGCAAAATCCGAAGTGTTGACCGAAGAAAACAACATCATGTAATTTTGCGTAACAGGCACTAACGGTTTTATGCTTTTAATACTATCTGGGTTGTTATATAGTATAGGATACGAAATAACTACACTGCTGTCACTGAAATAGATAGTGTGACCGTCAGCAGGAGATTGGGTATATGCTGCTAGTCCAACGCCGCCGGCGCCACCTGGACGATTATCGATTATAACTGGGACCTTCCATTTTTTATTCAATTGATCCGAAACTTGTCTTAGCAAAGTATCAGGACCCGAACCTACCGGTAGAGATGTAATAATTTTTACCGGTTGAGTAGGAAACTCTTGGCAGTACCCGGTTGACACTGCCACGGAAGCAATGATTGATAGTAGTATTTTTTTCATAAATTTTTCTCTCTAAAATAATTTCTTAATTGTTGTTGGTTGAGTTTGAACCCAGTATTGTACTCAATTTTGTTAAGGTATGCAAAATCTTTGAATTTAATTTCAAGAGTTTGATAAATCAACATGTTGATTTTTTCAAAGTCAACTTGGCCAGACCATATTGCTAGATATAAATTTTGATAATGAGGATCAAAACATACATCAAACTCTCCGTCAAATACTTTTTTGACTATGTTCACTACATCAGATATTTGAAAATTTACATGGTCGATTCTATAAAAATTATCTCTACCTAAATGGTAAAATCCACTTACAATATCACCTTTGAACCGGTCTTCTAACACAATAGGTGCAGGATATAACTCAGAGCAAGACACACTCAAAGATTCTCCATTGAGTTCAAACTCATAAGTGTTGTCCGGCGGCCTCCCTACATAATTTTCCTCATATTGATCTATGTTGTCGTTGGGAGTTATATGTTTTAACATCAGCGGAGACATTGTTTCTGTTGTTCCGATAATTGCTATAATTTTTGTAGCATTGGTATCTTTTATATACTGCAAGTATTTTTTTGGTACATATTGCCCGCCTAGGATCATATTAAATTCGTGATCAAATTTGATATTGTTAGCAGTCATGTAGTCCATGACACGTTCCATTGCTGGTCTCGACGAGAATGCAATTTGATTGATTTTATTATCGTTAATAAACTTTACAAATTTTTCAGTACTACCGTCGGAATCTGTCTCTAATGCCGGAGCAACAAACTGATAGTGATTTTCAATAATAT